GTCCATGACAGCGGTGAGGGGCGCTGTGTAGACCTGGTCGAGGTTGTTTGGCGGCGCACCGCCGCCGTCCGAACCTCCAGGAGGAAGGACGGCGACAATGAACTTGCCACCTCGGGCGACAGCGGCGGAGCTGAACCGGACACGGATGCCCAGATTGCAGGCGCCGCGGAAGGCCGCACCCTGCGTAGAAACCGTGGACCACGCCGGAGTGGACGTGAGCGACCCCCACGACATGGCGCCACTGCCACCGACGAAGGAGACGAGGCGTCGGTTGATGTAGTGGATGTCTGGGAAGAACTGGTAGCCCCACATGGCCTGCTTGTTGAGAGCGGTGCTGTTTGTGGCGAGCTGCGCTTCGAACCGCGCAGTCGATCCGATAACAGCGGTCGGAAGGACGCCATCATCGGGTCTTCGAACACCACGCCCGTGGCCGAATGGGTCAAGTAGGGCAGCCGCATAGGCGTTGGCGGCCTCAGTGGACGAGTCAAGACGGGTGCGAGCCCGTTGGAGCCGCGCGGGCGCTTTGTGCTCGGCGGCGCGAATGACTTTGGCGAGTTCCTTTCGGGGGACGACGGCCTTGGCGACTCTGCGTCGAGGAGCAGTGCGACTTGCAGCGGATGATGCATTGACAGCGTTGGACATGAAGATTAGGATGATGAGAGCAACAGCGATGGCACGGAGCCAGAGAGCGGACTTTTTAACGAGAGTCACCTCAGGCCGGCGGGGGCAGGGCGCCGGTTCGACAGGCTCCACTCCCTGCAGTTGAGGAGCGCTGTCGCGCTCCTTGGCTGCGGTTCGGATGTCTTCGTTGATTGCAAGATCAACATCCACGATGGTTTGGACAGCATGGTCCACCCAGCTCTCGCCGTACCTGTGTTCGCTGAGGCGGCGGCGGAATGCAGCCAGATCACGGTCGTCAAGGCCGTACCGGCTGCGGAAAAGCCCCATGGTGTTGGGGTCGTGTGCTGGGGTGTCCCAGGCCCCACAGACTGCTACTGTTTCCTGCAGACTGTGGGGCTCAAAAGGCATGTGCGGGGGAATGTGTTCCGTGTTCTGTAGCACCCACTGGTAGTACTCCGCGACGAAAGGCAGGCGGGATGCACTAGGCCAGCTAGCCAGTAAATTGCCTCTCAGGGCGGCTAGGGGGTTGGGGACGTGTGCACGGACAAAGGGCAGCTTGGCAAACATGCGCCCAGGTGCAGGGGCAAGAAACCAACCGTCAGCGCGAGGCATGACGATGCTGCTGCAGTAGCCGATCTGATGCACCTCAGGTTCGTTTGGATAAACCACCAGATTGCAGCTGAGGCCAAGTCGAGCGATCGTGCTGTTGAACAACACGCGGTCGACCTCTCTGGGCAGGAAAATGACACTGTCATCCCCCGCGGCTGCGATGGGTGGCATACGCACGCCACAGCATTCACTGGCATACCACTGCAACAAGATGTTCATCATAGTATTAGTGAGGTAAGTGTCTGGGTGGCCGGACGCCATCGTCCCCTCCATGGAGACATAGGTGCCGTTGGCTGTATGACCGAACTTTTCACGTGCGGCTGCGCGCATGATCCTGGCTACCTCGGAAGGCATGCCGAAATGTGCGACGAGCATTTCGATGATCAAGAGACGACAGGCCACGTGCTGGGTGGCATCGAAGGCTTCGTAGTCGTTCTCGCCGACGAAGGGCACGTCACGGTATTGCTCCATGAACTTGCCGATGGCGGTGCGACTACTTTCACACATCAAAACGTCTTTGTGGCGATTTGCCACCTTGCCGACCCACCCTTGGATAACCGTGATGGTGGGCCCGATGAGGACGTTGTAGTAACTGCTGCCGCTGCTAATGACCCTTGGTTTGCTTTTGTTGCGGCCCTCCTCATCGAGTTTGCCAAATGACAGCTCGCCTTTGAGAAAGTAATTGATGTGTAGGATTTTCCTGTCCGGAACGCCTGATTGCAATTCATCGTGTGCAGCGCGCAGCTTTGCCTGCTGTGCGGGGGTGTACCGGCTAACCCACTTCTCGAAACCCATAGGTTTGAGTTTCTTGGCACGGAAGATGATTGGAAACATGCGACGGACCCACTGTGCAAAATTGTCCCACTGCTTGTTGTCGAAATGTTTCCCCACCGTTGCTGGCGCGGCGCGATTGTGAATGGCGACGCGCTCGTTGCCCACACTGTTGCTATTGGCAGTGGGGTAAATTTGGGCGAGGATGGGAGCATGTGCGTAAACGAAGGGCTTAACGCCGGGGTCTGCGCTTGCATAGGGGTCGGGTTCGAACACGGCGGTCGTTGGTCCTGGTTTCAGCACACTTTCGGTGCGCATGACGGCATATCGCCGGTGTTGAGTGCCACGTTTAATTGTGACAAGAACAAGGATTGTTGCAACGAGTGCCAGGAGTGCCTCGGTAGCGTCCCAGCCCACGACGGAGTGGGCGGTAGCAGTGCCGAAGTTTTGGAAGAGGGTGCCGAACGCCAACCAGCGGGGTTGAATCCACTGTCGGCGCGCCGCGATCAGGGCGGCGGTCAGCACGATTGCGTTGATCCACCAGCCCCCCATGAGCACGATCCAGGCGTCGGTGAGGCTGTAGCGCTGCGAACCGACGACGGTGTACACGATGGGGAGTTTGACGGGCACATAGTCCGCCAGGTCAGCCTTTGCGCCGTCGACGTAAAACGCCAGGAGCAGCACGACCATGAGGGCGATCACACCGCGAGCACTGAAGCTCAAGCGGAGGTTGTGTGCGAAGGGGCTGGTGATGGCGCCTATTCTAGGCGCAGCATACGCCGGCTCGTCTCCAGCAATGAGATCTCCCGTGACCTGATGGGGCACGAATTCCCGCACGCGTTTGCGACGGCACCACCGGATTAGGGAGGTACACGAGCTCACGCCGGGCAGTTGCCACTCTCCAGCCAGCGATTCGTCGAAAGGTTTGGTGACGAGATCGTTGAACTGGTTAATGGTGGGGCCCATGCTGTGCAGGAGGAGAAGGTTCTTCCTCTCCTCCTCCAGATTGATCAGCATGGACATCCGCACTGCAGCGCTGACAGCGGCGGGGAGTTTGTCTTCGGGGAAGCCTTTATTTTGAGGCTTATTGTCGCGGATCCAACCGCGGGCGTCCCTGGTGAGATCACGCAGGGCATTCTGATCCCGAGCCTTGCCGGCAACCTTGACCGCCAAGTAGCTGATTAGGCCCTTGGGGACAGGTGTCGGGTCGGCGTCGTCGGTCCAAATTGCGCTGTTTCCAACTCGGAGACGCAAATTGGCAGTGACCTGCACTGTTCCGACAGTGGCGATGCCATCGTTGTCGAATGTGTGCGGGTCGAACTGGGCGCTCTCGATGGCGCCGTCGACGGTGACGAACTCAAAGATGTCGGTCGTTCCAACTGTGCGTTTGAGGTTCCAACACAGCGATACTGAACCGGCAAGTCCACCCAGCCGTGTCCCGATAAACGAACCGCTGTTCGTCAACCAGGACATGTCGGAGTGAGTGAACGTGTCTCCTCCACGGACGGACATTTGAATCTTGTCCGGCCCGACGTGCGTGTAGTACGCTTCGTCGTACAGCTTGCCGCTGTAATTGGGGAAACGATGGCACGTGACGGCTAGCCGTCTCATGTCAAGGCGCAGCATGTGCTCCAACAGCTCTTTCGGGCTGAGGTAGTAGATGACATGCGCCATGACGGCCACGCACGGCCCTTTGATGCAATCACAGTTCTGCAACGTGTGACGGCACACGGACGGC